CCCGAGGAGCCGATCTGTGCGAGGTCGCCCGAGGAGCCGATCTGTGCGCCGTAGCCCGAGGAGCCGATCTTTGTGTCGTCGCCCGAGGAGCCGATCTTTGTGTCGTCGCCCGAGGAGCCGATCTGTGCGCCGTAGCCCGAGGAGCCGATCTTTGTGTCGTCGCCCGAGGAGCCGATCTGTGCGAGGTCGCCCGAGGAGCCGATCTGTGCGAGGTCGCCCGAGGAGCCGATCTGTGCGCCGTAGCCCGAGGAGCCGATCTTTGTGTCGTCGCCCGAATTAACATTGTCGGTCGGACCCTCTTTGATGCACTTCTCGTAAATGAAATCTATACCAGCTTTAATGAATCCTTTGAAATCGAGTTTTGCCCCGATGTGAATCTTTGTCGTCGCCGTTTTATCCGAGTCGGAATGACATCGCCCCAAAGCTGTTACATGATGCACAGGGATGAACTTGCATTCATCATCCAGCATATCACGATAGCTAAGGACAGAGAACGGTGATTCGCAGAAATGAAAGCCTCGATTACAAACTTTCAACTCAACATCCTCTTCGTAAGTCTTGCCCTCCTCGAATTTGAAGCCCAGGCAGGTCATATCTGCATTGAACCCTTTAAATCCATCGATATGTTTTTCTTCGCCGAACTCTTGCGGAAGCACCACGTTATCGCCGAACGAGACGCTTTTGAATACTTCCACAATCTCTTCGACCGAGAATCCAGCGATGCCGCATCCGATCTTGGTTACATAGAAAACCTTATCGGTATTGTACCGTGTATAGTCTGCGAATCTCCGTACCGATCGCGTCAATTCCTCGGTAGACACCTTGTCCATCTGTTCATCGAGCGTAGGGATAGCGTAGGACTGGCCCTGTAAGCCCTCGCCGTGCCCCATGATCGCGCCGAACTTCTCGACCGCGACACGAGCTGCGCCGCCAACGTGGTTACCGGCCTTATTACTGCCGAATACAAAGACCTCGTTCTGTTTTAATTTGGAAATGTTCTCTGGGGTAAATACTTTGTTTGACATTGCACGTAAATTGTTTTGATTAAAATTTGCACCCTGTCGTCATCGAAGACCACGACTGAATCGCAGGGTATATCGCTACCGGCTCCCCGAATTGCTCCGGATCGTCGCCTGCTTTTTGGTATTGATCGGCCTAATATCCGCCCTTCTGCGCCAAGTCGCTCGCCGGGTTTTACATCCCTTCGGATGGTTCTCGTATTTCAATGAACCGCTTATTCGTTCCAGCCTTTCTGCCTTGCGGCCGGGGTTTATGGCAGGCTTTAGGACCCCTACGGCTTCCGTGCCGTCCTTTGCGCCCGCACCGGGACATTCAACCCGATACGGACTTTGAAAATCCGCGCCCGGAAATGGCAAACTCAACTAATCTCAACTCTTAACTTTACTCGAATGAAAGAACGTTGGGCGCGGATAGTGCTCGGTTGATCCACTACCAGGGCCGACCAGTACAGCATAGAAGTACATATTAGTCACTGGTTCGGTAGTAGCCTATCTGTCATTTTATTTGCAGTTAGCACTTTTGGCGATACGCGCAGCTGCAACGGCCCGTCTGTCCTCCGGCAAAGTCGTACGGGATTCGATCCAAGCAAGAAGCTCCTTTTTGGAAAACACCGTGCGGCGTCCAATTTTCTTAAATGGGATCTTTTTTAGAAAAACCCAATTATAAATCGTCGAACGGGTGGTCGGGATACCTTGCTCCGCAATAAACCGCACGGCTTCTTCAACCGACAAATTGTCGATTTCTACCGGTTCATTCTTACGCCTGAAATCGGCGAGCTTCGGCAGAATCGCCGCCACTTCGTCAGCGACAATAGAGCGCAATTCTGCGGGAGTGGTAATAATAATTGGCTCGTTCATAATGCTTTATATTGATTAGGGAGTGCGGCCAGATTCGAACTGGCAAACATTCCACGTCTGGAATGCCTTTCAATCGGTTAGCTTCTGTTTGAACATCTGCGCTCTTCAGGGTGTACTGTCCATTAAGCGCATCGTGAGTACACTTGGTCTTTACCACTAATCGATTCGTAATACCATTCTACCACGCACTCTTTGTCGTTATTTGTCCTCCTTCTTCATTCGCAGCCGCTCAACGGCCACGCCCTTCAACTTGGCGATCCCTTCATAGCATAGTCTTTTTTAAGCCTCAATCCACCGGATTTTAGTCCCATTGTAGCCACCCCGCTCTCGCGCCATACGACGGATACGATCGGGTTGCTCTCCAACTGTGGGATTCGTCAAATTCAAGGCATTATATACCGTTTCGACCGTACATCCGACCTCGGCCGCAATCTCCTTCTTCACATCAGGAGGCAGAACAATCACTTTTATCGTCTTTTTTACCAGCATATTGTTTATTGAGTATTTTGATAATTCGTTCAATGTACACCCGCTATTCTTCGAGCAGGGCGGCCAGCCTGTCGGCCGATTCCATTACATCGTTCATTCTTCTAATTTTAGAAAAGCAGGATAAATAACTACTTTTGTTTTGCCCTTCGGGGCTGGTGGTCATCCCAAATGGGATGTTAAACTGACGCCATCAACATTTAACCCTTTACGCCATGAATAGAACCAATATTCATCGGCCGAAGGTGATGTTTATTCGTGCCTATACCCGCGTTAGGTTCGGACGCCGCGAAAATGTGCGACAACACTACCGTTCGTTGCCCTTCCGGTTGTAACCCACGAGGGCGGAGGGGCGGGACTGGGACGCTGCGGCGTCCCTTTTTCGTCCTTTATCCTGCTTGTTTTCCATAATCAATCGCCATAGTAGCGGCCCTGTTCGCCGTAATAATCGGTCGGCACTGTTACCGGCGTCCACGCCATACGAGCCGCTGCTATTGCGTGTGCATCCTCTGTGGCAAGGCTTCGTCCCTCAATGGTGGCATAGAGCATATTGCGTTTCTCATTTGCCCACGCCTTGCGAAGGGCTGCCGCAAACGTCTTGTACATCTTAACCTTGAACATGTACCAAGCATTGCGCATGATTTTAGGTAGGTTGTACTTGCTCGTTTTCATATATTATTTAGTATATTTGCGAATGTACCTTGTATTTCATCGTCGAAACGGTTGTTGTTTTGTTGTTCGATAATGCAAATATAGACAAATACATTGAAATATCAATATATAATCTATAATTATTATTTATGATTATTGAAAGATTTATAAAATATATGGATTTCAAGGGGTTAAACGACAATCAAGTAACTATTGATTGCCATTTATCCGTTGGGCTGATAGGCAAAGCACGCAAGGGGAAAAGCGATTTGGGCCGAAATTCTATCGAAAAAATTTTGCGTGCATATAGCGATTTGAACAGAGAATGGTTATTGAATGGCAAAGGCAATATGCTAAAAAATACTTCCACACAAAAGACAGAAGATGTAACTGCGGCAGAAAACGTAGATATGATGATAACTATCCCCCAAAGCGTGTGGGCGGTTATAGAGAATCAAGCGGCCAGCTTAAAAACCAAGGACGAACAGATGAATCGGCTAATTACGCAAATTGAGGAATCGAATTCTATCCTCAAAACGACCATTTTAGGAACATATACAGGCTTTCCGGCAACTCCGACAGATCTGGGGGTCAAAAATCCCCCCCCCATAAAATCGGAGCTAAAATAATGTATATCAATGAATTACAAAAATATATTGTAATTCAGACACCTGATAATAAGCATTCAAAGAAGAGTTAAAAAATAGGAGCCGATGCAAATTTCAGATTGAATTACTATTCAATGAACCTTATGATAGCCAAACTACAAAAAGGAGACATTAACATTGCCGACGTTTTTCTAAATGAATTATCAAGAAATCCGGCCTATTTTAATATGGATGCCGTCAAAACATTAATCCCAAATGAAGAGCAACGAATGCGAATACTACGCGTTCTTGAAGATCATATGGTCATTGAAATAAAAGGGGGTGGAATATGGTTAAAAGCTGCGGCTAATTTATCAGTGTGTAAAGACCAGGGAGGATGTGCAGTCATCTATAACGAACAACGCAAACAAGAAGAACGGGATAATTTAGAACTTCGCAATTTAAAAATAAGTAGGCGCGAAGCGCATTGGGCTATTGCATTAGCTATCATATCTATTTGCGCCTCTCAATTTTGGGGACACACTATTTTTGAATGGACTTGGATTGCAATGCAAAAAATCAGTAAATTACTTTTTTAATCTGTCTTGATTCAATATTCTACACAGAACATTGTTTAATCCAGTATAAGTATCACCTATCAATTCAATATTAGTTCTGCCCCAAAAACGAACAAGATAGATCAAATACACAATCAACGCGATAATCACGAATAGCAAAATATAAATCCCGATCATAAACTTCTTTTTTACAAACCTCGGAACTTTCGGCACAACTTCAAAAAAATAGGCTCATTATTTTGCGGGGGGGGGGAATTTTGTAACTTTGCACGACTAACCAATAACTTATTGAATTATGAAAAAAATTTTACTTTTAGTCGCCGTGGCTACAATGTCAATTTGCGCAACGAATGCGCAACAACACAAAGTCTATTGCGAACTTGTCGGAACCCAAAAACTTTTATCGTCGAAATGCACGGTGCAAGTAGATTTTGGACAGAACCAATTTCAAAACAACAAATTGGTCGATGAAAACGGAAAAAAACTTACGTTCAACTCGATGGTAGACGCTATGAACTTTATGGGTGAACTCGGTTGGGAATTTGAGCAAGCCTATGTTGTTACGGTAGGCAGTGGTGCTTCGGCTCAAAATGTCTATCATTGGCTGTTAAGCCGTTATATTGGAGATGACGAAGATATTGATGCAGGACTTAAAACCAAAGCTGCCTACAAATCAGAAAGAAAGGCGGCCGAAGAAGAATAATATAATACTAAAATACCCGATTCAAACTTTATAGCGCCCTGAAGGGCGCTTTTTATTTCCGATAAAATCCTTATATTTGCATTGCTAAACCTATATGCGATGCAAATATGTCTGGATTATCGGATATATTGTATCTATTCATACAGTTTAATCTAACTGCGTCGAGTTCGGTAAGCGGAAACGCCCGACGGCTTGCATATAGGGCCGAGCAACTCGTAACGCAGTTTTTTATTGCTAAACCTATATGAAAAAGCGCATCGAACGTATGAACCGCATCGAAGCGGCAATTAAACCCATGTACTGCGTCCCCAAGCGCAGCGACCTATCGTTAATCGGATCGGCTTTCGAGGCCGCAGGTTTCCGTTGTGTCCGGATCCGCACCGAATGCGAGGCCGAGCACCGCACCAAAGGTGGTGATCCCCGCCGACACGGGATGCTGGTTCTCGACGGTGACCGAGTGATATTGGAGGTATTGCGGTCGAGACCGACTAAAAAAGATAATCAACTCACAATCCCGCCTCAATCATGAACCGAGAAAATGACATATCGAACCGTACCCTATTTTTGATTCGGTCGGTTTGAAATGATAAACAGAAAGCCGAGGGAACTCGGCTTTTTACATTCTCGCATCATATATCTTTTCTACATTCAGCTCCGTTCCGGTCAATGTAAAATATATATTCTGGAGCTGGTGCAGATACTTTATGGGCACATCCACATTGCAATCGTCGATTTCGTCTTCCACCTGCCAACAGAACCCTTCTTTTTTAGGAGATAAACATATCACACGGGGGATGATATAGTAGTCAAATCGTTGGTAACAGTCGCTAAATTCTTTCTCAAAGCCGCATTTTTCCAATAACGTTGGAGTCAAACGTATAGGCCTAACATCTCCTAATACTACTTTATCTAAAATCTCATGATAAAATCCGGCTTCCTTAATTAGCATCTCACCATGAAATAACGTCATGTCTGCACGCGTAATTTCTGCAATATACCCAATTCGCTCAAGATGGGAGTTATACACTAAATTGCCTATTCGAAATGATCGAATATTCAGAGACGGTTCCATATTACATTTCATATTCTAAAACGCATCGAATTCGATGCGTTTATTACTTTAGTTTCATTTGTGTTTTTAAGTTGAGAACTATTTATTCCTCCTCGTTTGAGGTGTCGCATGTAATCGGTTTCGTCGATTTTACCGCTGAAGTAAGGTGCGCTGTTTCGGGTGGCGGATTGTCGGGCAACGTTCCGAGGTATTGCCGAGCGTTGAGGGGTGATACGACAGAGTGTCCGAGTTGGCTTTCGAGTTGTTGTCGGGCAACTTTAGCTACTGTACCGCCCCGTTTGGCGACGTTGGCGTTGGCCTTGAAACCTATTGGATTTTCGTTTCGGGAAAGTTCGGTAGCAGAGGCCTCGGCCAATGAGTTCAACAGCAGTTCGACATTGGTCATATTATCCCGCAGGTTCTCCTTTTTCAACCCCTTGTAACGTTTGTAGGCTTTCGTGGTACGTCCGGCCCACTCCTTCGTGATAATGTCCGTAAGGGTGGCATATTGCGTTCCATCAACGCCCCCGCGTTTCCACTCGTCAGTGAGAAGTTTACGGACTTCGATACTTTTCAAGCGTTGGTTAATCCATGTATCCGAATATCCAAGGCGTTTATAATCGGCTACGGCCTGCTCAATAGATAACTCAGGGTCTTGCATTTGGTCGAGGCGGTCGCTTGCCACCTGCGCCATCCATTGCTTGAAAGGCTCGGCTTTCTGTGACGGAATCGACTGGATAATCCGCAGGACGGTTTTCACATCTCCGGCCAGCGTCTTGCGCATCACTCCCGTTTCTGACCTCATGGCTATCTGGGGACAATTTGTCCCCACGAACGAGGCGAGCGCTTCATCCCGCTTGCGCATCTTCTTGAAATAATCGGTCGGATTCACGGTGTCCGTCAGAGCGGAGATCACGTCGAGAACGGAAAAATACCACGTCTCCGTCCGCTCGTCCCAAACGGTGCGCACCTTGCGGTCCTCGAACAACTGTATGGCCTGCTTTTGTGTCATAGGAATGTAGTTTTATTTATTCCTTTTCTTTTACCTCCAGCACCGTCCCGCACTTCGGGCAGGTGATTGTGTTCGTCGGGTACGTTGCTACTCTTCCGCCTTTTGCTCCGCTTGTTGGAATCCAATTTTGCGGGCGGGTTTGCGTGCCTGCGGTATCTTGACCGACAACGCCGCAATAGCGTTGTAGATATTATCAAGCTCCTTGCGCATATCTTCCGACAGATCGCTGACCGCCTCGGCATTGTCGGCGTCCACCCGCTCCAGTAACGCCAGTTTCGCCCGAATTTCGGCCAACTCGGCCGTTACTGTCGTCGTGGTCGTGATGTAGTTCCGCATCGCTACGAAAGCACGCATAATAGCGATACTTACTTGTATGGCAACGGAGCTTTTCAAAACAGCCGATAACATAGAAACGCCTTGCTCGGTAAACGCATAGGGGTTGCGGCGTAAACCCATCGTGATGGAATTGGTTATCACAATTTGTGATTTCCAATTTTCAGTTTCGGCATCTGTCAGTTGAAACATGAAATCGGGCGGAAAGCGTTCGATATTACGCTTTACCGCTTGATTGAGAGCGCTTGTTGTTACTTGGTACAATTCCGCCAAATCACGGTCCAGCATCACCCGCTGGCCCCGTATTTCGTAAATCTTGCTTTGGATAGGTTGTAGTTCCATGGGTAGGTATCGTTGAGGTTATTCTGCCTTGATGGTTATCGACTTCCCGCAATGCGGGCACGTGATTGCTCCCTCTTTCGAAGCGGCGAAAAGTTCCGGCACTTCAACACCCAAAATATCGGCTATTTCTTGCAATCGTTTTAACGGCGGATTTCCGTTGTCACCAATTGCAATACTTAACCCCGTTTCAGTCATTCCGAGACGCGCCGCCAACTCTTTTGCGGTCATTCCTCGTTCCTTCAATAATTCTTTAACTCTCATTTTGACGTATTATTTGCCACAAATATATTGATATTCATATAAACAGCAAAAAATTTTAGTGTCAATTAAATTTTTATCTCAAAATATTTGCATTATATCAAAATATCATTTATATTTGCACCAAAAAATCAAAACAACAATTAAACAATACGGCCATGAAACTCTTAACTAAAGCAATTGAGAAGCAGTTGGCAAAGTACCCCATTTATTCACAAGATGGCAAAGGCGGCAAGGCACAGGTCATCTGCAAGTTCTTCAACCCCTGCGGCAGTCAGACGTGGTACATTCTCGAAGGCGAGAAGCAAGACGACGACTACATTCTCTTCGCATTGTTAGACAATATGGGCGAGCGAGAATATGGTTATGTGTCACTGAATGAACTTCAACGCGTTAGAACTCGCCCCTTTGGTCTTGGCATCGAAAGAGATATGTATTTCACACCTTGCAAAGTCAGCGAAATCAACTAATTGATTTATTGAATAAACGTCTAAAACAATAGAACTATGAACGCATTTGCATTTAAAGTGATCGACGCAATCAATCGTGATGGTATGGACAATGGCAGCTGGGGTCTTGTCAAAGACGTAGATAATACTGTCGCCTATTTCGGCACCAGAGAAGAAATCGAACTGAAAGGCCAGTGGGCGTACATCTATGCAGAGAAAGACGATACACTGTCTTTGCAACTCGAAAAAATCGAACCTACGAGAGTTCTGCACGTTGAAGATTGTGAACTGCTGCTCTACTACCTCGACGAATAAAGCCGTTCGGGCGGCTATAAACAGACCTCAGGCCCGAAGCGTGGCGGCACCTGCCGCCGGTGGTAAAAATGAAAGATATGAAAGACATAAAAATTGGCGACCCGGTGAGATTCGGACGCAATACTGGTGAATATCGAGGACAGTTCGATAAACTGAATATCGCAATGGTACTCGTTGGCAATAGGCTGTATTATGTTACATTTGAAAAAATTGAAAAGCTATGAAGACAAGAAAATCCTTCAAGGTGAACAGAGAGGCTGCGATCAAAATCGCAATGAACACAAACGGCATATCACGAGAGATCGCCAAGAAATACACAGACAGCGAGTTGAAAGAGTGCTTGCGACTACTCAAACTAAAAACCAACTTTTAACCTATATAACAATGAAACGAACCGACCTTTCCATCATCATGCGCACGGCGTGGCAGATGTGCCGCGCGACGGGTGTAACCTTTGCTGAGTGTCTGCATAAGGCATGGCAGGTGTTCAAATTGAAGATAAAGATGCGCGCGGGCATCGTGCAGTTCTTCTACCTCAAATCGAGTACGGGTGAATTGCGACAGGCATTCGGTACGCTTAAGGACGACTTATGCCCCGAAACAAAAGGTGACGACCGTAAGCCTAACAAACACCTCGTAACCTATTACGATACGGTTGCCGAGGGCTGGCGGTCATTCAGAATGTTCAACTTTGTAAAAGTTATATAATATATGAAACCAACGATGTACGTAGAAAAACGCAGCGATTTGACATTACTCAAAAAGGCATTCGAATTGACGGACGCGACATGTCACCGCACGCGGCTGAAGTGTGGGTGTAAAGCCTACAAAGGTGCAGACAACAATCGCGACAGCCTATTGATCGTCAAATATGACGCAGTAGTGCTTGAGATTATCCGCTGCAAAGGGTGTGTGAAGAAAAGACCTTAAAAATTGCAGCTCTCAATAAAAAATCGTATTTTTAATAAATAATTCAGTAGTAAGATTTGCATAATGTGCCGAACGTGTCCACTTTTGCATCGAACAGATATATGCGGGGTAGTGCAGAGGTTACCACGGCGGGTTAGTGTCCCGCAGGCGCAAGTTCGATTCTTGCCCCCGCTACTAAAAAACAAGCAGTATGAAGATTTTAACGCTTATCATCAAAAAGAAGTGGTTCGACGCTATTCTGTCGGGCGAAAAGAAGATCGAGACCCGCGAAGTACGTCCGACCAATACGAAGTATATTTCGTATCAAGATAACAACACTGGCAAGGTCTATAAAAAAGACGGTGATGTGCCCGAATCGGCGTGGGACAGCGACAAAGGCGTCAATACGGTTATCAATCATTACGACGCGATTCAGTTCTGGGTGGGTTATGAAACCAACCGCCCCGGTGCACTCGTCGAGGTAAAAGGGGCAGAACTGGTAGATGTTTGCGACGAAGAGACGAAAGAGCCGATTGTGTACGAGCACAACGGCAACGAATACACCATGACCGAGATCGACTACCACCTCGGTAAAGTAATCGAGAAAATGAATTGTTAAACCCTTAAAATCATTGCTGCACTCGACGTAGATATAAGACAGAAGCACAAATTAGAGCTCAAGCAGATCGACTATCTGAAGCCAATTGGAGAAGAACGAATACATGGGCAAGCTCGTCAGAAAGTCGTAGAGCGAAACAATCCCGCGATAATCTAATTGCAAGAGCCGAAGCGAGCGCTTTACGACAAAACATCTTCATGAACTCGCCATCAGCTATGGGAGAGTTCGACATGGAGAAAATGAGAGTGCTCGTACCGGAAATAGATTATCAGGCGGCCGGTCTCTCCGAGGCTGACATGAACATATACGGCATTACCGTCATGCAAGAAGAGATCAATGCAGGAACATCGTCCATAATAGACGACTTTGAGGAGATACAACGGCCATACGAAGAGCGCAAAGCAGCCGTAAAGCAGATGAAAGAGCAAATCAGACAGCAATCCGAACAAAAGGTCGAGGACATTGAATCCTACGTGATGATTAACTTCAAATCATATCGTGCAAAATCCGCATTCATGCTTCGTTTCGGGTTCGGACCCGATGATAAAGTTATCCCCGGCGAGATGTTCTCGGATATGGTTGAACGAGTAGAATAATGACAAAAAACAACAGTATAAAAAATGACTACAAAAGGCGATATACAACTTTATAAAGGAGATTGTCTGGAGTGGATGCCCACGATTGCGGATAAGAGCGTGGACGCTATAATTTGTGACCTACCTTATGGTACGACCTCATGTAGCTGGGATAATATCATTCCGTTCGAGCCGATGTGGAGTGAGTTCAGCCGCATCTGCAAGGGGGCGATTGTGTTGTTTGCCACCGAACCGTTCACATCTTCGCTTATTGTTAGCAATTATAGGATATTCAAAGAAAAGCTGACATGGGTAAAGCATAAACCAAGCAATATCGGCAATGCAAAGATAAGGCACTTGAAGTACTCCGAGGATATTGTAGTGTTCGCGAATGGCAGATACACATTCAATCCCCAATACACCGAGCGCATATCGGATAGAGTGCGTCAGGCGCAGAAAGGTAATAGTAAGCAGTGGAGCACGAACAAGAAGCCCAATGTGTCGTTTGCAACTGGGTACCCTCCGAGGGATTGGCATACGTTTGACGCAGACCGCAAATTGCAAGGTAATGTGATTACCATTCCAAGCGTTGTCTCTAATTCAAAAGAGAAAGTAAACCATCCGACACAAAAGCCTATACGCCTTATGGAATATCTTATCCGAGCTTATACCAACGAGGGCGACTGCGTCCTTGATTGCACGATGGGTAGTGGCTCAACAATGGTCGCTTGCGCCAATACAGGGCGTAGGGGCATCGGAATTGAATTAGACGATAAATACTATGACATTGCCATGAGACGGGTGTTAGAGGCTCACGAGCTAAAATTACCCATCTTCTAATAGCGGCCATAGTAACCATACAAATCTTACACTATAAAAAATGGGGGCACCAAGTAGAAAACCAGATATTGATATATTCCGCAAGATTGCCAATGCTTGCGGTGGCGTTTTGTCTGATATTGCCGCAAATATCGGGGTGGAACGTGTTACCGTATATGCCTGGTGCGAAGCAGACCCCGAGTTCAAACAAGCTCTCGAAGATTCCCGAGAGCGCTTTATCGACCTCGCCGAAAGCAACCTCCGCAAACTGGTTGCCGGGGTTCCAGCTATTGAGACCAACGAGAAAGGAGAAAAGCAATTTGCCGGGTGGGTCGAACGTCCCTCCGAAACAGCGATCATTTTCACTCTCAAAACACGCGGAAAAAAACGGGGATATGTAGAACGTCAAGAGGTTACAGGAGCAGATGGTGCCGAACTTATTCCACCTCGCACTCTCTCTCCCGAAGAGGCAAGACAATATGGGTTAAAACTTAACGAAGAGTATTAACGCACTACTCCGATTCGCGACATAGACATAGAGCGTACCTTCTGTCTTTCCGGTATGCTGAATTTCACCCGTTACATGTTCAAGCATAAGACGGGGATGCGGTTTATTGTCGGCGATCATCATCGCAAAATATGCGAAGCTCTTGACAAAGTCGTCCGTGGCGAAATAAAGCGTCTTATTATCAATATTGCGCCACGATATGGCAAGACCGAACTTGTCTCTAAGAACTTCATCGCCTACGGGCTGGCGTTAAACCCCCGCAGTAAGTTCATACACCTATCATACTCCGATGATCTTGTTCTCGACAACTCGAAAGAGATCAATGAAACGGTACAATCAGACTACTACCAGCGGCTTTTCCCTGAAGTAGTCGTCGAAAGCAAGAATGCTAAAAAGTGGTATACATCCGTCGGAGGCGGACTGTATGCAGTAAGTGCAGCAGGACAGGTTACAGGATTTGGTGCAGGTCAAGTAAATGATCCGTATAGGGAGCGGCGCGAAATGGGTGATTTTATTCCTGCGTGGGAAAGCGATTTTGCGGGAGCTATTGTTATCGACGACCCGATCAAACCGGAAGATGCACTATCCGAAACGATCCGCGAGCGGGTGAACAATCGCTTTGAATCGACTATCCGCAACCGCGTGAACTCGCGCAATACGCCTATCATAATCATTATGCAACGGCTCCATGAGCACGATCTATGCGGCTATCTTCAGGAGATCGAGCCGGAGGAATGGACGGTACTTTCGTTGCCCTGCATCTGGCATGACGAAAACGGACAGGAACAGCCTCTCTGGGAATTTAAGCATACGCTGGAGGAACTGCACAAAATCGAGAGATCGAACTCATTTGTCTTTGAAACGCAATATATGCAGAACCCGAAGCCGCTGGAAGGTTTGATGTATGGAGAGTTTAAGACATACGACATAATTCCATATGCAGCATCTATGAAGCGAAAGAACTACACGGATACCGCTGATACCGGCAGTGACTATCTGTGTTCTATTTGCTATACGGAAACTCCCATCGGCAATTTCGTGACGGACATTTTATATACACAGAAACCGATGGAATATACCGAGCCGGCAACAGCCGAGATGCTGTCCCGAAACAAGACGGAGATCTGCTACGTCGAGAGCAACAATGGCGGCAGGTCTTTCGGGCGCAATGTTGAGGCGCAGTGCCGAATAATCGGTAACAACTTTACATCGTTCAACCCATTTACGCAGACCGCCAACAAAAGGGTGCGTATTTTCACGCGATCGAATGAAGTGCAAAACCTTATTTATTTTCCGACCGGATGGGAGCACAAATGGCCGGAGTTCGCCTCGCATGTCAAATCATACCGTAAGCAGCAGGAGTTCAACAGCCATGACGACGCCGAAGATGCCCTGACCGGAGTAATCGAAAAGCGGGGGTATTTCAACAATGAAGAAGATTTAGACAAAGAGGATTTAGGAATTTGGTAAAAAGTACGGATATGGGATTTATAGACAACCTACTCAATGCGATACGCAATAAATATCTGAATGCAACCGGTGCAGAACGTGATCTGCTTACGCTTATCAAGGACAAAGACATTACACAGGCTCAAACACTTATGCAGAATCGCGATACGGAGGTTTTGCAGGCGATTCAGGAATATAACCCCGAACTCCACCGTATTATGCGAAAGGCCGATAAGATGCGGAAAGGCCAGGAGCCTTATCGTACCGAGAAGTTGCCTCGTGCACGACAGAAGTACATCAATGAGGTGGAACTATTCTTTCTGCTCGGGAATCCGATACGATGGAAGAAGGTGAACAACGAAGGTTCGGACGAGGCTTTCGAAGCATATAATCAATTTTTGCAAGATACACGATTCAACGTTTCCATGCGTAAAGCAAAACGCATTGCGGGAGCAGAAACTGAATGTGCCAAGCTCTACCACATCTATCGGGACGAGAATTTCCAACCGCAGGTAAAAGTTGTGGTAATTTGCAAGTCGAAAGGATACACCCTACGTCCATTATTCGACCTATACGAGAACCTCATTGCATTCGGGTATGGGTACTACCTTAAAGAGGGGACATCAACTATCGAGCATTTCGATATTCAAACACCTGATACGATCTACCGATGCAAACGAGGATCTCTTAATTGGGAGGTTATTGCAACTCCCAATCCAACCGGAAAAATCAATGTTATCTACTACCGACAGGATAAAGCGTGGGGAGGCCTCAACCCCCGCATAGACCGCGAGGAGGATATAGACAGCAAAATATCCGACACAAATAACTATTTCGCAGACCCTATCGCCGCAGCAACGGGCGATGTCGTAGATTTTTTGAAAGGTCGAGCCGACAAGCCCGGGAAAATGATTCGGATGACCGGAGCGGATTCAAAATTCGAGTACATCAATCCACCGACCTCTTCCGAGACGCAGCAACGGGAAAAGGAAGACCTCGCGCAGTCCATCTTGTTCGACACTTTCACGCCCGAGTTTACACCCGAGAAAATGGCTGGGCTGGGAACTTTGTCGGGCGAAGCGATCAAACGCGCGATGGTACTGGGATATATCAAGCGCGAAAATAATAAAGAGATATACGACATAGCCGTAGATAGGGAGAAAAATCTTATTCTCGCTATTATGATGAATGTAACCCATATTCATTTGCGTCCTGATTTGGCTGCGCTCAAAATAGAACACGAATTTGCCGAACCGTTCAATGAAGATGTCACCGCACGTTGGGCGGCTATAGGCCGTGCTGTGCAGGATGGCGTTATGTCGCTGGAAAAGGGCGTTGAACTAATGGGAACGGCCGATGATGTTACCGCTGAAATCGAGCGAATAAAGCAAGCGAAGGCAGAGGCATCTATGAACAATATTATAGAGCCAACATTCTAATTCGAAACGATGCCCGGATTGAATTTGAAAGCCGCCCAATGGGAGCAACAGCACAAAACGCATGTCGAAGAATATCTACGACAGATAGAGGCTTTGTATGATGTGGCCTCGGATGAATTGATTCGACTGGGAATGGGATATAAATATCAACCCAATACGGGGCGATTGTTCGCCTTCTCATCAAACAAAAGCCGTAGTAAACAAGCCGATGCCTCGTTATCTTCATTCCGAAATAAGTTGTCCACTATAATTACAGCGGGGATCACTTCGGAATGGTTTTTTGCCAACGACAAGAACGATTCATGGGTAAAACAACTATTCGACAATCCGAAAAAAGGATGGATGCTTCACAATCTCGGTGCACTTGAGGCATTTCAACGTAGAACAACTTACGGGCATAATTTATCCGAAAGAGTTTGGAGTATCGCCAAGCAGTTCGAACGGCACATAGAATTATCCTTATCTATAGGTATCAGCGAAGGCCGAAGCGCTGCCGATATAAGCCGTGATGTACGCGTCTATCTGAATGAGCCGGACAAACTATTTCGACGTGTCCGAAATGCGTTCGGCAATCTTACCCTGTCGAAAGTGGCGCAGGCTTATCACCCTGGGCAAGGCGTTTACCGGTCATCTTATCAGAATGCTATGCGTATGGCTCGCACCGAAATAAACAGCGCTTATCGTGAAGCCGACAGTATCCGCTGGCAACAACTTGATTTTATTGTCGGATATGAGGTAAAAACATCAAAATCGCACGTACAGTGGCTGGCAAAGTTCTGGTATCCGCGCTTCAAAAAAGGGCGTGCGCCGCTGGAAATATGTGACGCAATGGAGGGAAAATATCCGAAATCTTTCAAATTCATCGGGTGGCACCCGAACTGCAAGTGCTATGCAGTGCCAATTATAGCCAACGAGGGCACGGATAGGGATTTTTGGGAGGAACCGCTGAATGAGGTCAAGGATGTGCCCGACAACTTCAAACGATGGGTCGAGGACAACACCGAAAGAATCGAAAAGGCGAAGAATTTGCCGTATTTCATAGGGGAAAACAAAAAACACTTCAATGATTCGCTGTTCATCAATCGCGATGCCGTATAACTCTTGGCAAAAGCGCAGTACGTAGGGAATAAGTTGCAAGGTGTCGCATAAGGAGTTGAGGCAAAGTATGAGGCATCGTGCACGCCTATAAACTACAAAAGCAAGAATAGCATCGTTCGCAAGGTGAAACAGGAAAGGCAAAATCTATTAACACCAGGTTTCATCGTCCATTTGGCGGACATTCTCTCCGTCACTGTAAGCACTGTTCCAAAATGAAACACCCTTTGTCCGGCGAAATAGTGCGTCGGTTAGGCGTGAGGTTGTTGCTATTCACCACATCCAAGAGGAGAAATGCAGTAAAAACGGAATGACCGACGGAAATAAGATGTGCCCCGCCGATCATTCCAACTAAAATAACACGATATGACAAAGGTACTGCACTGCGGCGCATTATGCAAATAATCGTATTAAAAATTCGTCAGTAATGCAGCATTTTTCTCTCGTTCCTCTCGCTCGAAGCTGGCAAGGTAGTTTTCCGTCGTCTTCAGATCTTGGTGGCCGAGGCTTTCCGATATGTAGGCGATATTCGCCCCGGCACGCTTCAACACCGTAGCGAACGAATGACGCGCCGTATAGGTCGATATGTTCCCAATTTCGAGCTGCTCCCCGATCATCCGCATCCGTTTATTGATTAACCCGGTAGCGGCTATTGTTTTAGCGTGGCTCTGCACCGCATCCTCCGACCCGTCGAGAATTGGGAAAATAAAGTTATTCGGTGCTGGAGTATTACCCCAGCGGTCGATAATAGCTTGCATCTGGGGAACTACCGCGACCCGGATTTCCTTACGGGTCTTAGTCGTGCGCTCGGTCTTTTGACGCACGAAACAGATTTCACCGTCCACAATATCACGATACCGCAATTTCACGAAATCGGCGACGTTGATCCCGTTACACAAGTAGAGGAACAGCCAATAATCCCGGTATTTGGCCGTTGCTTCGTTCCCATCCTCATAGCGGGCGATCTGCCCGATCTGCTCCAGCGTTAAAGCCAATTTACGGCCCTCACCGGCCTGTATTTCATATTTCCCTCGGCCGAACGGGTATTGCGCGGGTTTAATCGCATCGCATCGACAAGCATCGTTCAATATGGCTCGTAAATGGCGCATGTGTATTCCGATCGTTGTACGGCTCTTACCTTCTCCGAGTAGAAAGCGCTCATAACGTCTTACCCAATCCACCGTTATAGATTCAAGAGCAATACGATCCCCGGCAAACCGCTCCAATCCCTGTATAACAACATTATAAACCAGCATTGACCCGATACGATCCTGCTCTTTTAATTCCGCTATTTTAGCCGCAAATGCACGGTTAAGAGTATCAACCCCCGAACGTTTCAATCGCTTGTTGAGGCTATCGAATGAAAAAATACCGTCGCGTGCCAATTCCTCAACAACCCCACGAACAATTTGGTAACTGCTTTCTATATCTTTACGAACGGCCACAAGGGCGCGAACCTTCGTTGTAGTCAGACCTTCCCACTCATCCAAGGTAAGGTCTTTGCCCGTCGGATAATAGCGACGATCCCGGCGATAGGTTACACGAATTTTTACGGGGCACTTTCCGTTCTTTTTCGGATGACTCGTATCTATTATGGGCGCAACTGTTATTCCGTCTTTTGAATAGTTCATTTGATAGGATAATTATTATTTCAACACACAATTTCGACACAAAAATACAAAAACAAACAAAAATAGATAAAAATAAACAAAATAAAATCGCCACATTTGGAAGCTTAAAACATTGATTTTCATATAAAAATTCAAACAACACATAATTATTCAAAAATATAATTATGGGACTGAAAATCCTTGCACCGCCGTGGGCTGAATTATCCTCCGCAGTCGGATAATTTCGGGGTTCTTTAATCGGAGATTAGACTATGAATGAATCATTAAACTAAAAGAATAAGAAGAATGAAAAAGAAGAGCAAGTACGGGAGAAATCCCAAGTTGAACCCGAAGACACACTGCGTGATGGTGCGCTTCGATGATGAGGAATGGAACAAGTTTCTCACGATGTACGAGGAATCAGAGGTGTACGCTAAAGCCGTCTTTCTCAAGGCACACTTCTTCGGGCAGAAGTTCAAGGTACTGAAGGTGGACAAGACGATGGTGGACTACACGACTAAACTGTCGGACTTTCACGCCCAGTTCCGTGCCATTGGTACGAACTACAATCAGGTAGTCAAAGAGCTACGCTGCCATTTTTCGGAGAAGAAGGCGATGGCGTTGCTTTACAAACTGGAGAGTTGTACCATTGATCTTGTGAAGTTGAGCAGGGAGATTGTGGAACTTTCAAGGGAGATGTACGCTAAGTGGGAGCAATCAAAATCCGACTGATATGGCATCAGTAAAGGTCAAGTTCCGTCCATCTACCGTAAACGGTAAGGAGGGCACACTCTACTATCAGGTCATTCACAACCGTGTGGTCAGACAGATAAACACCGAGTATAAACTTTTTGTTTCGGAATGGGACAGCCATTCCGAAACGGTTGTCTTGCATCATCTATTGACAGGACAAGAGAGGAACAACTACCTGCTTTCAATCGGTTCACGCATCAAGTGGGACAAGGACAGGCTGAACAAAATCATACACAAGTTATTTCAATCCGGCACATTCGTAACGGATGATGTAGTCATGCGCTTTCATGAAAACAGGCAAGAATTGTCATTCAACGCTTACATCAGCCAACAGATAGCGAGACTGAAACGCTTGGGCAAAATACGCACCTCAGAGACTTATACAGCTGCACTCAGAAGTTTTAACGGTTTTATAAATGGCAAGGATGTCTTGTTTGACCAGCTTAATGCGGATTTGTTGGCAGAGTACGAGGCTTATTTGAAAGGAAGGGGAAATACGCCCAATACTATATCCTTCTATATGCGTATTCTAAAAGCCGTCTATAACCGTGCGGTGGAAGATGGACTGACCGAGCAACGACATCCGTTCAAGTCCGTTTACACGGGAGTGGAGAAAACAATGAAGCGAGCCTTGTCGCTCAATGACATCAGACGTATCAAAGGACTGGACTTGTCATTGAAGCCCAATCTTGATTATGCCCGTGATATGTTCCTGTTCTGTTTCTACACAAGGGGAATGTCGTTCATCGACATGGCTTATCTGAGAAAGAAGGACTTGCAGAATGGTACTCTTTCCTATCGCAGACGTAAGACAAGACAGCAGTTGTTCATCAGATGGGAAAAGTGTATGCAAGAGATTCTTGACAAATATCCAGTAAACGAAACGGAATACCTCTTGCCCATCATTACAAAACGGGACGAAGATTATCGGAAGCAATACGCCAACGAACTTCACCGTGTGAACCATCTGTTGAAGAAAATTGGAAAGCAGTTGGATTTGCCAATACCATTAACTATGTATGTCGGTCGGCACTCGTGGGCAAGTATCGCCAAGAGCCGTAATGTGCCCATTTCTGTCATAAGCGAGGGAATGGGACATGATTCTGAGAACACTACACAGATTTATCTTGCATCGCTGGATACTACAGTAGTAGATAAAGCCAATAAAAGAATACTGGATTTGCTGTGAAACCATGAATGTTTAGCGAATCCGTCCAACGCTTACCAAGAGAAGAACCTTTTTCCCTTATTTCCATAAGAAGAGACGGGCGTAAACTTGATATAAAATGCCTGTCGAAGTTGATATATTGGAAGATAGCATATTCCAGTTTTCACCAGAATTGCTGAACACCTTGCTCAAAGACCACACCACGAGCAGGGACGAAATGCAACGCAATATCTTCTGGGCTACTTCAGATTATGAACATCTTGGCAAAGAATACCAATACAATTCCCCTATCCTCCCACACCTTATAACAGGAGATAACGGACATATCATCATGCCTCGTGTCCTCAAAAGCCGTGATACCCAATCAACCCGTTCCCGTGATATGGCTGAGGTCTTCACTCCATCATGGATATGCAATGCACAGAACAACCTGATTGATGAAGCATGGTTCGGACGAAAGGATGTTTTCAATACCGAATATGCAGACGAACAGGGACATCATAAATGGAAAACAACGGAAGGCTGTATCATATTCCCGGAGGGCAAAAGTTGGAAGGATTATGTGCGTGATATCCGACTGGAAATCACTTGCGGAGAAGCCCCATATCTGATTAGCCGCTATGATACCACGACAGGAGAGACTATCCCTTTGGAACAGCGTATCGGTTTGCTTGACCGCAAACTAAGGGTGGTAAGCGAGAACACATCCACTTCGGGCGAATGGCTTGAGTGGGCACAAGAAGCCTATAAAAGTACCTACGGTTACGAGTGGCAGGGAGACAATCTACTCATTGCCCGAGAATCTATGCTTGTCTCTTTTGTGGAGTATTTTCAACAGAAATTTGGCAAATGCCCTTTACTGAAATCTATCAACTACATCGCTTACATCATTTCGTGGAACGTATGGCAGATGGACGGATTAAGAGGTGTCATTCCAAATAGTTGCGGAGAACGTAGGGAAGTTGTAGCCGACTTGTTCGGGACTACCGAAGTGGTCACCCAATGTGAAGGATGTCTGAAAGATGACATCCGCAGGCACAATGGGGTCTATTGCCAAATCAAGGATTGGCATGCTACCGACAAGGCAACAGGCAAAAAGGGAAAACGAATCCGATTTATAGACCTAATAAAATAGTGCGGTATGAAATTCACATCTTCACTAAAGTTAAAACTGATATATGTGTTCCGTATCAACGATGCTGCGCACAAGGGATGTCTGAAAGTGGGCGAAGCCACTTGTGACAATGACAATGTTTTCGGTCTTGCTCCCAACAGCAAGGCTCTCAACGAGTCTGCCAAGAAACGTATCAATCAATATACGCAAACGGCAGGTATAGCATACGACCTCTTATATACGGAACTTACGATATACAACAGCAAGTATGGTTTGTGTTCTTTCAATGACAAGGAAGTGCATAGCGTGCTGGAGCGTTCAGGTATCAAGAAAAAGATATTTGATACCGAGAACAAAGCCAACGAGTGGTTTATTACCGATCTTGAAACAGTTAAACGGGCAATAATCGCCGTAAAAGAGGGGCGTGAATCATTATCTTCTGCTGAGGTTTCACACGACAAAAGTCCTATTGTATTCCGACCGGAACAGCGTGAAGCTATTGAAAAGACTAAAAAGCAGTTCAAGAAAGGAAACCAGATGCTGTGGAACGCCAAGATGCGATTTGGTAAGACGCTGTCCGCATTACAGGAGGTAAAAGATATGGATTTCAGCCGAACCTTGATTCTCACCCACCGTCCGGTAGTTGATAGCGGTTGGTTTGAGGACTTTGGCAAGATATTCTATGATAGGCGGGATTTTGCATACGGCTCAAAGAATAACGGTGATAGTCATACTTCGCTGGAAACAAGAGCAAAACAAGGACAATGCAAATATGTTTACTTTGCTTCCATGCAAGACTTGCGTGGTTCTGAACTTGTAGGCGGCAACTTTGATAAGAACAATGAAGTGTTCGCCACCGCATGGGACTGTATCATCGTGGACGAGGCGCACGAAGGCACACAGACAGATTTGGGTAAGGCTGTAATGCAGGAACTTACGAAGGACAAGACCAAGATTCTGCGTCTTTCCGGCACTCCATTCAATTTGTTGGACGATTTCAAGGAGGATGAGATATATACTTGGGACTATGTAATGGAACAGCGTGCCAAAGCGTCTTGGGATGAGCTGCACTTTGGCGACCCGAATCCATACGCATCACTGCCAACCATGAACATTTACACCTATGACCTCGGACGATTACTCAATGAGTTCGTGGACGAAGATGTGGCATTCAACTTCCGTGAGTTCTTCCGTGTAAATGACAATGGAACTTTCGTTCATGACAAGGATGTAAGTGCTTTCTTGAATCTTATAACCAAAGAGGACCGGGAGAGTTGCTATCCGTTTGCCAATGAGGAATACCGCAATATATTCCGTCATACCCTGTGGATGCTGCCTGGAGTGAAGGAGGCACGGGCGATGAGTGCCATGTTGCAGACACATTCGGTATTCCAACATTTCAAGGTTGTGAATGTTGCAGGCAATGGAGATGAGGATGAAGAAAGCAAGGATGCACTTGTGGCGGTAGAAGAAGCCATTGGCAAAGACCCTGATGCCACACGTACCATTACCTTGTCTTGTGGCAGACTGACAACGGGTGTCAGTGTGAAGGCTTGGACAGCTGTGTTTATGCTGTCAGGCTCGTATAACACGGCTGCCTCCAGTTATATGCAGACTATCTTCCGTGTGCAGACTCCTGCCGCTATCAACGGAAAGGTTAAAGAGCAATGCTATGTCTTTGACTTCGCACCGGACAGAACATTGAAAGTGATAGCAGAAACAGCCAAGATTTCATCCAAGACAGGAAAGACCAGTGGCAACGACCGTAAGATTATGGGCGAGTTCCTGAATTTCTGCCCGATAATATCCATCGAGGGTTCCAAGATGAATCAGTTTGATGTGCCAAGGATGTTGGAACAACTCAAAAAGGTCTATGTGGAACGTGTCGTGCGCAATGGCTTTGAGGACAGAAGTCTGTATAATGATGAGTTAATGAAACTCAATGATTTGGAGTTGCAAGAGTTCGATGACCTCAAAAAGATTATCGGTCAGACAAAAGCCATGCCCAAGACGAATCAAGTGGACATCAACAATCAGGGGCTGACTGATGAGCAATACGAGGAACTTGAAAGTCTTGAAAAGAAATCCAAGAAGAAAGGTAAGGACAAACAGCCTTTGACAGAGGAGGAGAAACAACGACTGGAAGAACTGAAGAAGAAAAAGAACAATCGGGAAGCCGCTATTTCCATTCTTCGGGGTATATCCATCCGTATGCCTTTGCTGATTTATGGAGCAGAGTTGAAAGACGAGTCTCAAGAAATCACCATTGACAACTTCGCTTCGCTCATCGACCCTCAATCGTGGGAAGAATTTATGCCTAAGGGTGTTACCAAACAGAAATTCAACAACATCAAGAAATACTATGACCCGGAGATATTCTGTGCAGCCGGAAAGCGTATCCGGGCTATGGCTCGTGCTGCCGACAAACTCAGCGTGGAGGAACGCATCGAGCGCATAACGGATATTTTCAGTACATTCCGTAATCCGGATAAGGAAACGGTGCTTACTCCTTGGCGTGTGGTGAATATGCACCTTGGCGACTGTTTGGGTGGATATAACTTCTTTGAACAAGGGTATGAAACCACACTGTCCGAACCTCGTTTCATTGACAAGGGTGAAGTGACCGCCAATGTATTTGCCGAGGATTCTCGTATTCTTGAAATCAACTCAAAATCGGGATTATATCCCCTCTATATGGCATACAGCATTTACCGTACACGAGTAAAGAACTCTTTATTTTCGGTGTCAAGTATCGAAGACGAACAACAAATCTGGGACAAGGTTGTCGCAGAAAACATCTTTGTCATCTGCAAAACTCCCATGGCAAAGAGCATCACCAAACGAACCTTGATAGGCTTCCGCAAGGCTAAGGTAAACACCAGATACTTTGAGGATTTAATCAATCAAATTAAAAACAAACCTGAACACTTTATCAAGCAGGTTGATAAATTCGTTTCAGAAAGAACAGGAATAAAGAATATGAAATTCAATGCGATAGTGGGAAATCCACCGTATCAAGTTATGGATGGAGGCGCACAAGCAAGTTCTGTGCCAGTTTATCAGTATTTTGTTTCTATAGCTAAAAAAGTTCAACCCAATTTTATTTCAATGATTATGCCTGCTCGTTGGTATGCAGGAGGACGAGGGCTTGATGACTTTCGTGCAGATATGCTATCAGACAAAACTATTCGCAGCTTGCACGATTATCCGAAAGCATCAGACCTTTTCAGTAATGTGGGATCAAAGGTGGATTATGCTATTTCCTAATGGACGCAAAATATGATAACATAAAAACCGCACCTACCATAATTTCTCATACAGAAACTGGCGTATATGCTTCTCAAAGAAGCCTTGCTCAGAATACCTCTGATATTTTTATCCGAGATGGTAGAAGTATTTCAATCATCACCAAAGTAACGGAACAGAGTAGTGAATACATCCAATCATTTGTATCACCATTGAGACCATTTGGCTTGCGTGGTTATTTCGTGAGCGATCCCAATTTTCATGAAACATCTGATGGGCTGACAACTCCTGTTGTCTGTATTGGTAAAGGTCTCAAAAAAGGGTATGTGGAACGTAATCTTGTTCCTTTGCACACTAACTGGATTGATAGATTCAAAGTAATCATTCCTCGAGCAAACAACATTGGCACAGAGGCTAATGATGACAATCTTAATGCGTTTGTTGGAAAGCCTAACGAAATTTGTACAGAATCTTACCTTTGCATATTCGCAGATTCCAATGTTTCGTATGATGAGTGCGTAAATATTTGCCTATATCTCAAATCTCGCTTTGCGAGGTTCATGCACTGTCAAGCGAAGTCAAGTCAAGATGCTACGGCCAAAACATTCCGTTTTGTCCCGACGCAGGACTTCTCGAAGGAAAGCGATATTGATTGGTCGCTTTCATCTGTTCAAATTGACAAACAACTGTATGTCAAATACAATCTTACAGACGAAGAAATCTCATTTATTGAATCAATGATAAAACCGATGTAAGCATAAACGAGGGCAAGTTATACTCTTGCCCTCGTTTTAACTCACTTTTCTTTTCGCACACCTTTAAACGGTGTACCATCTTGTTTGACATCCATAAAACGCCCAGTATCTTTATCCCTTTTTACCCATTGTTCAGTTTTGGGATTATAAACCTGTGAACGATTTCTTACTGCACCATTGCGATGTCCGTCTCCTGACGGTGGATTTGTTGCCATAATCTTCTTTTTAGGTCAATCTCGAATTATGCAGCCGAGAATGCACTGCTTAATATTATGAGTTATTTCCGTATATATGAACTAAGATCTTCTCCACTATAAGGATATGACTCTGTGAAGACTCTCATCTGTCCTTCAATACCATAAGGCATAATATATGGATAGAGAAGTAAATACTCCCGTTGAGGACTTGCATGTTGCGCATCTTTTGTAACAGGCATGATCATACATTTACCAGTATGTCCATCCACGACACCTAATTCCCATGGCATCCAATTACTTCTTCCAGCTTCTGGTGATTGAGCATAAATTAAAGATTTACTGCTCATTAATCTTTTCTGCAACCTTTTTGCTGTATCTTTATTTGTTTCATTCCTTTTCAAGTCAACATCAACAATGCAGTCAAAATATACTTGTAACCCCATTTTCGACAAAGTGTAATATATACCTTTTACAACATTCAAATCAGAAATATTGTATGAAAGGAATATATCAAACTGTTTATATAGAGATGCTCCTTGAAGATTATCGCTATATGTACGTTGCTCGTAAAGGGGAGTGCTATATGCTATGTTACGAAAATACGCCTCGCTAAAATACTTCATATTAGATTCTTCCTTCATTTACTAATCGCCAATAATACTTTCCCAACTCTGTCAACTGACATCCGGTACTATGAACTCCTCATTTATAGGTTTTACAAACCCTATACTCTGCAACTTTTGAAGTAATTTGAATTTTCTAACGTTGTTCGCATCTGCATAAGGGAGAATATATTCATGATTTACAGATGGGTCGTTCGTATCCTCAAAAGATGGGTCTAGAGCTAAATCGTTATTGGGATTTGTAAACAGGTTTGTTAATTCGCGAATAATTGACAATGATACCTGTGGCGTAACTGTACGTAATGGAGCAAATTCCGTAACATTAGTCTTGAATACAGGTCTTTGATCCCAAGGTCCAAAAGAGCGATCGATATATGCATATACACCGCCAATAGTAATGTTACCGCAATAATCCGATGCTCCGCCATTTAGCGCAGTACATAATAATTCTGTAAAAAGACCATGACCACCAGCTTCCATAGCAACTTCGTCTTCACGACAAGCTGTTAAGACTGAAACTCCTGTATTTAAAATGCTACCTACATCCTGAAGTTCGTATTTCCCGATATTGCCTGAGTGACAACAATCCAAAATGATAATCTTGTTGCGAACCTTGGAAGTGTTAACAATACTCATTATTGTTGACATCTGTATCCCCGTATAATATTGACCAGGGGTAGCTATATCTTGAGGCATAACAATTTCTGCACCAGTGCTATTCATATAGCCATGCCCAGAAAAATAAAAGAGAGCAGTATCATCATTTCCTGCAAAAAGTTTACGAATAGCATCCATCACTTCTCCTGAAGTCTGTACATTTGGCATCATTTTTACGCCAAAGTTAGGAGATCCGTCACCATGTCGTTCAATTGCAGCTTTAACGCTATTGATGTCCTCAATACACCCTGTCAATTCATTTCCTTCGGGATAATCATTAATCCCAATCAACAATGCCTTTTTCATGTAACAAATAGTTATAGTGATTGATAAATGGCGTAGTTACGGACAGCATTGGCAACAGATTTTGCATTCCAGCCAACGATAACATCTGCTGCATTTTTTACGATAGAGGATGTGCGTTCTGCTCCCCATGGCTGAACAGCAATGATAGGTTTGTTGTACTTCTTTGCCATTTCAATCTCTTTATTAATCCATTTGCTATAAGTGGCATAAACTCCTGCAAGAATGATAATGCAACTGCACCCCTTTACCTTTGCCTCTATTGCATCAGATAATTGTTTGTCTGTGCCATTTGTGTGAATAGGATCATTTTTAGGAACTGAATGGTTGTAAAAGACGATACCTTCCTGACGCAAGAATGATTCAATTTTGTCATAATCTGAAGAATATGCCCACGAGTGTGATATAAATATTCTATACATATCAATTAGCGCGAATTCTCTGGTCCTTCGCCAGGGTCTTAATTTCGAATTCACACAGCAAAGATATGGACTTTTTCTCTTACAAACAAACAACATGTGAAAAATTCACATTTACAATATAGATATTTGGCATTTATTGGCATATACATTTGTTTTGCTGAGAAAAAATCTCTAAATTTGCACCGATTTATTATATAATCAATGAGATAGTAT